ATGGTAAAGTCTCTTAAAGCCAAGTGACCCACCCCCCTCCTATTAAAATGAGGAGAGAGGCTAAGCCATTCTTTAGGGGTATACCTTTCATTAAGTATCCCGTACTACTTTTTTCCATTTACCATTGGGCCCACCAAATGGTCCATTCGCCACTAGTTCATCTATTCCCATCTCGATGAGTTCATCGTTCATCTCATCTGAGAATGCAGAACTAATATGAGTTACTGCATCAATCCAGCCGCATGTATTATAAACAGGAAGATCCCACATATACCATCGATCAAAGTCTGTGAATGGATCAAATGGATTGTCAGTGGTTGTAAGCATTACCTGTCTAGCCATTTTACTCACATCCTTTCATCATTTAACATTATCTTCTATTGTTGATACTGATACACCAAGAATTTGTGCAATCTGAGCTAATGTATAGCCACTAGTCTTTAATGATTTAGCTCTACTAACCTGAGTAGCGGTCATTACTTTACGTTCTTTAGGTGTTGCAGCTTCTTTTAATGTTTTATCATCAACTCTAGTTAAAATTTTATTAACCATTGTTGCTGGAACTGCATTATTTAAGATAGCTTCATATTCTTGAGGTGTAATTTTGATCTGTTTATATTGATCATCTGCTCCAGTAATATGTCTTGCTACATTAATGCATTGTCTACGAACCTTCTTCTGTCCATCATCGTCATACTTAAGTTCTGGATTATCTGAGATAATTCGTTGTGCATTCTTTGATCCTATTAATTCTGCTCTTCTCATTGTAGGAGCAGCTGCAATAACTTGATTGTACTTAGCAGTAAGTGAATCTACTTCTGCTTTATACTTAACTGCGGCATCTTTATTCTTCTTGCCATTTGGGCCAGCTTCAATATATGCTTTACGTGCATTATTGGCTAGCTGTTTACAAGCATTAGCGTAGTTGGCATATACAAGCTCCATTTCTTCACCAGAGCCATGCATACCAGACATAAGAGTTCTAGCATCATCAGTTTCGGCCATCTTAGTGGACTTCCATGACTTAAGCTGTGGATTGTTAATTGGATCGCCATCTTCATCATAGTAGATCTTCTCTGTTGCATACTGGCCATTCTTCTTCTTTATAGGATTGCCATCAGCGTCATAAACCTTAACAGTCTGTCCAGCATTATATGTAGCATTAGGACTAAGATCCCATAGTTTTTTACCTGTTTTAGGATCTATTGTATATTTACCAACAGTAGCATAAGAACCTTTATCTCTAAGAACTCTTTTACCATTCTTATCTAAAACAGGATTACCCTTATCATCTGTTAAGTAATATTGTAATGGTGTACGTTCACCATAAGCTCTATACGTAGACTTAGCTCTACTGATGATTGTACCAGCACCACCATAAGACTTATTTGTATAAGTACCAGGTAACTTAGGCTGATACTTTCTCATAAGTTCATCAATATTGTTATCTCTTTCAGACTTCTTCCAATCAAGCTTATGTTTCTCTGAATCAATGACAACCATACTATGTTTAACAGCTCTAGCCATTTCATCAGGAGGTGCACCTTTAAGTGTCATATCTGTAATAAGATTTGATACAATACCCATTTGTTTCTGCTTATTATTTGCAGTAATAGGTTTACCACCAGGCGGAAGAGGATATGCTTCAGATGGATCAAAGTTCTCTAATTCCTTAAGAGGCTTCTGATTTTTAATAAGGCCATCTTTTGTAGGAATACAAACAACAGTATCACCATCAAAATCAGCACCAGATAAACGAGATGCAATATTAGAATTTATACCAATAGCCACACCTGAATTATCATTAGTAATAACACGTTTACCTTCAATATTGTTATTATTAACTTGAACTATTGGGATTTCAAATCTACCCGCATGAGGATATCGAACCAATGCTAAATATGTTCCATTAGGATAATCAGGACAATAACATTCTGTATCTTTTAATGATGGAATTGGTAAAATAACATGAGTTGCCTGACCTGGTAATGGTGCAGCTTTAAGATTTTCAGCTGCTTTATCACAACCATCTGCAAATTCATTAAGCAAATACTTACGAATCTGTGGTGATTTAACAGCCATAATTTGATTAAATTCATTCTGTCTGGATTCTAAAGATAAACCAAGCTGTTTCTTAGCTAATGGAACTGTTTGTTTAGATAAGAACTGAGATGGTAATGATTTAGACCAAGACTGCCAATCACTATCGTCATTTACAATATTGATAGGAGATTGATGCTTTTTACCATCAGCTCCAATATAATCCGTCTGACCTCTATTAGGTTTAATAGTAGCACCAAATGGATTATCTTTATCAACCTTTCCTGTTACAGGATCTTTCTTTAAAGGTTTAAGAACTGTTTTATCGCCAGGTCCTAACATCGGTGTTCCTTCATGCTTATTGGTGTTAAAAATAACATCTATACCAGGCGGAAACTCTTTAGGATCACCATAAACAGCCATTCCTTTAAGATAATGAGTATCATCAACTGCAATACGAACCTGAGCAAATCGATTTTTACCAAGTGATAAATAATCAGCACCAGGACGAATTTCAATGCATCCATCACGTTCTATACCAGTATGCCCATCAGGACCTGCTTGATCACGATATCGAATCATGACATTCTTAGATGACATTGATACAGGTGGACGTAAAATACGAGCCGCACCTTCTGAATCAACCCAAGCATTATCAACAGTTCTGATCTTATCAATATTATCTTTTATTGTCTGATAATCAACATCAGATTTAGTTAAGACATTAAATGTGAGTTTTTGCTTTGGATCAGAAGTTCTTGGAATATGTAACTTAGAGACTTTATAATCACCAGTGGCGACTAACGAAGCAACAGCTGTATTTAAACGGTTTTCAGTACAATTAATTTTTGCACTCATCTCAGTACCATTAGAAATATCGAGAATAACAGGAGCATCGACTCCTTTTTCTTTATTCTCTTTAGCAATATCATCCATGCTTGATTTAAGTACAGTCATTACACTTTCTGTTTTAGTCTGAGAAAATCCATTCTGATACTGTTTAAGCCAAGAACGTACTGTAGATTCACCTGAAGAACCAAGACCAAAAGCTCTAGCAACAGCTGATGCATTACCACCGTTAGACTCATACATCTTAACAGCAGCCATCATCTTATTCTTTTTATCCATCTGTCTTTGAGCTCTTAGCATATCCTGGAAATCAGATTTAGTACGATAACCCATTGATATACGAATATCTTCATCTGATTCTCCATCATTCTTACGTTTCAAATATTCATGCATAAATGGATTATGCCTATAAGGTTCTTTACCTGTTCCAAACCCGTATCGACCTGATCCTCTTCCAGGAGGGTTTTCATCGTGAGCTTTACCAATATGTTCTAGATAACTAAGATAATTGTTATCATCGTCATCTAGACTATCAGCAAAGTCATCTTCATAAATAATCATTATGAATCCTCCTTCATAATTTCTTTTCTTAGAACCTTGTCGAAATGGACTATCTTATTGATTATATCCTCAATTTCGATTGCTTCTGGTTTATAAATTTCTACTTTATCGTTTTGATAAATACGTAATTCAATCTTTATATCAGCTGGTTTCACTTCATATTCAAGACAAAAATATGCGGCATAAACTTTAAGCTGATCTATATGAGCAGGTACACGACCTGTCTTAAGATCATGAATACGTAACAGATTTTTTCTAAATGAAATAGCATCAGTAGTTCCATAAGCTAAGTCTGAATAATATAAAGTAACTTCAGGACTCATCTTATAACCAATAGCATCATTAACATAATTAGAAAGATTCTGTTTATTGTTAGGTAATTTAATACCTCTAGATATAAGCTGTGCTGCTAATTCATGAATTGCCGTACCATCTTTAGCAGCCTGAGCAGAATGCCATCTCTCAACTAACTGTTTATCAGAATACCTTAGCCATGCATGCTGACTAGCACTCAAAAATGAGTGAGTATCTTTAAGCTTTGAGTGATCGTTCCATTTCATCTAGAACCTCCTTTTCGTTTTCTGGATAAATAAAAGAAGAGAATGACATTTCATTCATCCTCTTCACATGAGTGTCTTGATTTGGTTGATGATGAGCATTTGCAGAAATCTTAACTTCTAATGTCGCCCATCTATTATTGTATAAAACAATAAGATCAGGTAATCCCTGAATATAACCAGCATCTTCTTTCATTACATAACATCCTGGAAAACGTTGTTTTATAGCTTTAATCAGTTTTGCCTGATAGTCTCTCTCTTTCATTTATTGCCTCCTAAACAAAAATAAAAAGAGAGAAATAATCATCTGAATTCAACACAATCTTCGCCTCAGATCGATATCTCTCTCTATTATAGAGGCATATTTTTTCGCGAGTTATAAAAATAGAATTCTAATCTTTCTCTACAAACTTCCTTTCATTAAATTTTTTCTTTTTGCTTAAAGCTCTTGTAATAGCAATGTCTATTGGTGCATGAGATCTGATATGAAAATAAAAAAGAGTATGAAATGGAGTGTTTAGTCTATCTATCCTACCTTCAGCTTGTGCCATAATTTTATAACTATAATTCTGACTATAAAATATGATTGTATTTGTTTCTATACAATTCCAACCTTCGGCTCCTGCTGTATATTGAACTAAATAAACCCATCGCTCAGCATCTGGTATAAGTTCATGATTATGGCCATTCCATTCGGCAATCTTTGTATTACTTATATACTTAATACTTTTAAGTATTTCTAATTCATAATCAAAATTATAAAATATAATTACTTTAGGAATGTTATCACAAATATGCTTAACAACTTCTT